GTATTGTATCAGAGGGGTCTGACAACAATTCTGTTTCATTATCTTGTAAGACACACTCACAAGGTTCGATTGCGTAGTCGTTGTTATCTCCTAGAAAGACAAGCCCACGACCATAGCAAGACTCACACTCAATAATCATAACTGAATTTATCACTCATCTACCTTTACGGCTACTGTGCGATACTTGTATCCGTAGCCAATAGTAGGCTTTACTTCTACAAGGTAAGAGTCGCAACCTTCATACCATACGGCGTGAGGGTGCTTTTCTGCACTTATGATTTCACCTTCGAGGGAACGAGAACGATAGTGTGTTCCTACGAGTAGGTCTTGGATTGTATAGACATTGGCTGACATTGTATGCCACCTTCTTTCTTTCTGTTGATACCTGCAATTATAGCAGAGGGGTCTGACATTTTGGGGACTTACGGGGGTGTGTCGTAAAACTTTTTCTGTGATTTACTTCACACTCTTGTAATCTGTATTTTGTTGTATGAGAGTATTATAGCAAAATCTGGAGGGATAATCAAATCGTAAAGGGTGCAAATCGGACATTTTTCCTGTGAGAAATCTCACATCTTTTTAATAGATCCGACACGCCCGACCACGGCGGTAAATTTAGTTGAAACTTCAACCACCTAAAAAGGTGGCTGGAGTTCCTTGTTACGCTTTCGCAAAAATACAATTAGACGATCACGCAAAAACAATTGGCGAAATAAAATTACGTTCATTGTTGTAGATGCTGTTAGTGCAATTACAATTGCAATTAGTGTTCCGTTATCTAGTATCATTAGTATTCCACCTCTGGAGCAATTACATCAAGGATTTCAGAATCAGAAATAAATAATTCTGTATCTTCACTCCATTGAGTTTCGGTTACGTGCAAGATGTATCCATTAGGGACATCTTCAATATCATTTACAATATAGGTTTCATTACCATAGGCAATGTTGTCTTCAGGTTCTAACTCATAGGCAAACGCCTGAAAGTAGATTTCTCTATCTGTGCTCATAGTTATCATTGTATCACTTGCTTTCTTTAGTAGGTAGGTTGTTAGTTAGGGCAGCGAGGGCTTGAGCCTTGCTTGCCTCACGCTGTGCAATAACGTGGGCTTTGAATTCATCTATGTTCATTAGTCATTCTCCTTAGTAGTAAAGAGGGCACCTTCATTTAGTAGCCCTAATTCGATATTGAACATTTCATCTGGTGTAGCGTCAGATAAATCTACCCAACCTGCACCATTTTCATCTAATCTAAAAATTTCAATGTATCCCATTACGCATACACTCCTTTCGAAATAAGTTCATCTAATTTAGCAGACATTACATCTGCCTCATCAGCAACCCACTCTGAAATTTCATAGTAGGACATAAATTCTGCAAGAGTCATTAGACCCTTGTAGTCATTACAAGATTTGCAAAAGTCATTTGCATATTGTGAGCAGAATGCATCACATTTTGGCGGCAAATTTATTCGCTTTTCACGAATAAATAAAATCCATAACCTAAACAGATCATAGAAAACCAAAGCAGTGCATTACCACTTACAAAAAAAGTTTGATAAAAATTATTCATTAGTAATTCTCAATTCTAACAGCAACTGTTGCCCACTCGTCATTGAGTGAACCTGTTGGACGATAACGAACAGCGAAAGCCTCATAGCCTTCTGGTGGATAAACATCTTCACGCTTTTCAGCAAAGTTTATAATTCCACCATTGTATCTACGACGCAATGATGTTGGTGCATAGTATTGGTCTACTAGCAAATCTACAATAGAATAGGCTCTCATTATTTTACTCCTTTGTATAGAAAGTCCCACGCCTTACGGCAAATCAAAATGCTTTCGCAATTATCACAGCAGATAGAGCCGTGAGGATTATAGTTTACATCAAATGCATCTACATAAGATGTTGAGTTTCCACATACGGAAACTAGAGGATAAAGGGTGGGACAAAAGGATTGTGCGTTTTGCACATTGTATTTAGTGAAGTCATTTTGACTTCCTTTCTTTAGTTAGGTTTACTTCTTTTTCAACCTTCTATACCTAGAAGTATAACATAGGGGTCTGACATTTTGAGGGGTATAAATGGGGTAAATCGGACATTGTGACGTAGGTCATATGTGATGTAGGCCACACGGGGGCGGTAGATCTAGGGCGGCAAAATGTGGTGTAAATCACAAAAATAGTTCTGCGACACGCCCGAAAAACAGGTCAAAATGTCAGTGGGGTCTGTTATACTATGGTATATAGAAAGTTGAGAAAGGTTCTCAAACTAGAAAGGGTCAAAATGACTAAAGTATTATCACATCAAGTAAGTAAGTGCCTCTCCTGTAATTGGACAGGTGATAGTTGGGATAGGTTCTGCAAGTCAGACAAATCTCACAAAACCGAACAGATGTTCGCATACTATGAGGCAGGCGTAGGATATACCTACGATAAGTCCCCTAGTGTGGTGTAAATCACATCGACACACCCCCTAAAAAGGGTCAAAATGTCAGTGGTAGGTGCTACAATATCTACTATAACAACTAAATAAGAAATCCTAGTGAGCCTTATCAAATAAGATAAGCAAATAACCTAGGTCAGCAAAAAGATTAGAAAGTCTAATCGAATAAAAAGAAAGGGGTTCAATATGAACTCACTAACAGTAGTAGTAGAGCCTAGTCATCCTATGGCTAGTAGCAATACTAAGAATAAGAATATCTTTCGCCTTGCGAATGGTAACTATATAAGCCGTATGGCATTTGTCCATATGGTAGCAAGTGAGGGACACATCTCTCACAAATACCTATCACCTAACGAAAGTCGTTGGGTATTTGATTACAGAAAGAATGGTAACTAATTTGTATAAGATAACTGTTACATATGATGAGGCTAAACAGCCTAACAATACATTCCAATACTCAGATGAGTTGCAAGCGTTCAAGAACTTTCTTGCATTTACTGATTGGGGATTTGCTAACGAGTATTCGACAGTAAATCTCTACACGCCACTAGGCAAGTGTTACACTAAGATATTCTATCGTGAAGGTAGAAGGGTGGTAGAAAAATGATGACTAGAAAAGATTATGTGGCTACGGCTAACATTCTAAAAGATTACCTAGATGAATTAGGTATCGAAACTATGAGTGATTTGGTAGAAGATTTCTCAGATTATTTTCTATCAGATAACCCAAACTTCAACGCTGATAAATTTTATCAAGCCGTTATGGATAACTAAGCAGACGGGGGGGTGCTATGGCACTCCCCCTATGTGCTCACTATATATTTCTAGATCGCATATAAAAAACTCGTATCATACATGTTTTACAGACATTCACATTTTTCCAAAATCAAAGGCCTATCTGTGTTATATTAAAATATGAGGAAAATTCAAATATTTATATTTACCCTATCCCTATTGTTTTTTGGCTCGGTGGGGGTAAAGGCTAATCCAGAATACTCCAAGATGTTCTTTGATGAGATATATCCTGGAGAGTACGCAAGACAATTAAAGAAAGATGAATTTACACAAAAGATCAAGGCTGATGGTAAATGGCATACTTTAGACTTTACAGGAGAAGACTATTTAGATCCTGTAAGTAGTAGATCAATATACTGTGGAGGTCTAAAGTTAAACTTTAGGGATAAGAATCCTAAATATATCAAAGTAAGATTTGTAAGACTAAAATCAGGGGGTGTGAGGGACTCTACTGCTACAAACACATGGGTACTAGGTAAAAACACTCCTAAGATCTGGTATGGCTCTCTATGCTGGAACCTAGACGGTTCTGATAAAGTTTATATGCAAGTAAAGATAGGTAAAATGAAGAATCAGCCTAGTTTTGATTCTCCCTATAGACAATTTAAACTATGGCAACCATAAAGGTACAAAATAGGACATTTTACTCTTGATAATAAAGTTTTGTGTATAATCTAAATATAAGAAGAAAATACCTATAAGTAAAATAAATATAGGTAAAAAAATATATAATAGAAAATACTTATATTAATAAAAGATAGTATTTTTTCTATAAAAAATCGGTGGCTAGTCAGGACTTCTGACCTTTTATATGATAGAGTCCTTTAATCTACATACAAGCACAGTATTCAGATGTGATCTAAGTAAATCATCATTACGGAATACAGGAACTTCTTTATTGGTTCTGACTTCGTAGTTATCAAAAATAAAATCAACATACTCATTACTTGCCCAAGGTGTAACATATTCTATGACTAGGGTCTTAGGTAGCCTTAGAAAGCCCTGTAAGGCCTCTAATTCGTATCCTGAAGCCTTTACTATAGCAAAGTCTACATCCCCTTGATATATCTCTTTAAAAGGCTTGGTTTTCATATTTATAACCTCAAACTGCCCATGGCCCATAACATCGTGAGATATTCCTAGTTTCTTAATATATGAGGCTCCAGGGTTTTCCTCTAGGTATATAAACCTTACATCTAATTCTCTATTGCCTAGGGCCTCTATGTATAACTCTATAGGGGCAGTATTGGTATAGTCGTTTTTAGCCGTCGACTTTTTGTAATTTTCAATAATTTCAGAAACTGGGCTTACGGAGATTACTTTTCCATTTTTACCAGCAAGCCTTGCCATAATTTCAGTAAAGTAGCCAAAGTCAATTCCAACATTTACACATACATCCCCTGGCTTTACATTATGCAAAATGGCATCACAGGATTCTGGGTCCCATCCAGCATTTAAGCCTAACTCTCTAGTTATGGCAATATCATGTGGGTACTTTGTAAATAGCCAGAAAGTATCTAATATAAGGGAGTAGTCCCCTTCAGTCTTATTTGTAGGTCCGTTAAAGTTCATATGGATAAAGTGCCCTGCTTCAGGGCCTATTGGTATCCTTTCGCAGAACAAGCATCCAGTCAGCATTTTTTCGAGTATACAAGCGTTCAAGATCTATATCTTCTTCATTTCCATCGAAGTTAACTGCCTTCACACTCATTTTTTCGAATATACTTTGAGCGAATGTCTCTGGATCTGGATATCTATCATATCTCCACTCCATTAGGATTGTTACTTCTGGATTACGTTCTAGCCACTCCTGCATACCATCCCAAATTTTGTTTTCTGCACCCTCAGCATCAATCTTAATAAAATCGTAGTCCCATTGGACGTCATCTAATTTTGAAGTAGGAACTGAGATAGTTTCAAATCCATCAGGCATATATCCTGGTTCTGTTAATGTTGCATTCATACCGTGGTGAATAGGAACAATAAACTCTGCCCATCCAGCCTCATCGCTTACAGCCTCTTGAAAGACCCTTAAATTTTCGAAGTTGTTTGCCTCAACAGATTTTGCTATTAAGGCACATAATTTTTCTTGTGGTTCGTATGCGTGTACGGGGCAGTCTTGTGCAGCAAGAAATAACGAGTAGTATCCGTGGTTAGCACCAATGTCTGCTACAAAAGAACCAGGTGCTATATTTTTCGACATCCAAAGCGTAATCCAAGATTCCCAATATCCATCTTCTGCGTGTGGTGCAAATCCGTGGTCATCTTGATCAACACAAATTTCAAACGTATCCATCATTTTATAAAATGTGGTTCCATCAACATCTCTAGAGGAGACTCCTCTTTTAGCAATATCCTCTAGGTGTGATCTGTCTTTGTATTCCATTAGTCCTCATTAAGGTCAAAGTCAAAATTAATTTTTTCCATTTGTTCAAAGATAAGTTTTCCAACAAACAAAACTGCAAGTAGTGGGAATATAAAAAATGCTGTTAAAGCCAAAACAGTTTTAATTCTCTTGGACATTTTCCTCTTCTACCTGTGGTGCTAAGGCTGGAAGTGGGGACATTAATAGTCCTTGCTGATGCTTGCTGTATAGATCCAGTGCTTCGGCTCCCTTGCCTTGTGCATCTGCAATTAACATTAACAAATCGTAAATTCTTCCAAGCATGATAAAGTTAACAATCCCAGAATTGGCATTCATGTCATTTTCTGGGGATTCGTGTAGTTCTGCCATTATTATTTCTCTTTCTCGTAGAATCTAATAATACCATAAAACAATCATAGTGTACAATAGATATTACCAGTCTTTTTAGGCTGTACAAAAAAAGGAGACATAAATGTCTAAATCACTAAAAGAACTACTGTCATCTTATGGACGTTCTGTCCTTGCAGGTGTAGGTACTCTTTACATGGCAGGTGTTACTGATCCAAAGGACCTAGTTTGGTCATTGGTAGCAGCACTAGCACCCGTAGCACTTCGATATGCAAATCCTAATGACCCTGCTTTTGGTAGAACACCATCCGCAGAAGACATTAAGGCTGCTGCAGTTGCAGCAAAGCCTAAGAAGGCACCAGCAAAGAAGAAGACTACAGTCAAGTAATAACATTATGTTGAGGGGGCTGGTAAGTCCAGCCCCTTTAATATAGAAAAGAGGAATATGCAGAATGTGGGAAGAACCCATCAAACTGTTTTTACAATATTGGGAACTGATCACAGTCATAGCAGGCGTATGGTTTTTTGGCTACGGAATGGCTAGAAAATTTGAAGTTATCTTTAAGAAGGATAGCAAGGGTCGTACACTTGGAGAAAGACTTGATAAGATTGAGCATCAACTCTATCCAAATGGTGGAGACTCGATGGCTGACGTGTTAAATGACACAAAGGCTGATGTTCAAGAAATAAAGGGTCAACTAAAGATCCTTTCCGATATAGCGACTAAGAACTGGAAATAGGATACAATCCGTTTATGAAAATTTCATTTAACAATGGCACTGGACTTTTGCCTACTGGCTACGGCTATGCAAATTTTAAACTAATGACCAACCTTACTAAATTAGGTTACTCTGTAATGACAAATAAGATTCCTGCCAATGTAGAAATCAACTTTATTCAACCACACCACTATCAATTCTTTGACGACAAGTCACTTAAGATTGGATACACCCCTTGGGAGTCTACAATGCTTCCCACCAACGAAGGAGACTGGATTGAGCCAATGCTTGGCTGCGATGAAATCTGGGCACCTAATCAATTTACCAAAAATGTTTTTGAAGATCACGGAATTAAAGACGTAAAGGTTTTTCATCACGGAATTGATGATACTTTCTCGCCAAGAGGAAGATCTCTAAACTATAAACTCAGGTTTTTACATGTAGGCCACCCTGCCCTACGAAAAGGCCTTACAGAGACCGTAGAAGCCTTTCTAGACCTATTTGCAGGCAACAATGACGTAGAGTTAGTAATTAAGGGCTACAAGAATTCAGACAAGCATTATCCTCTTCCAGAGGCTTGCTACACAGAGCCAAATATTAAAGTAATTTTAAGTAATCTTAACTATACAGAGATGGCAGACTTATATGCTTCTTGCCACGTAATGCTTTATCCATCTTGGGGTGAAGGATTTGGTTTAATGCCACTTCAGGCAATGGCTACAGGAATGCCAGCAATCTTTACATCTGGTTGGGCAGACTATCAATACCTTGCAGATGACTTGGCTATTAAATCAGAACTGTCTATGCATCCTTGGCAAGAGACTCATCCAGGTATGATGTTTAAACCAGACATGACAGACTTCAAAGAAAAGATCATGATGGTATACAACAATCCACAACAGTATTTAAGTGAGTTTGAAATTAAATCTCATGAGATTCATAGAGACTGGTCTTGGTCTACAAAGGTCGATAAGTTCTTTACAGAATTTACCGAACGAAATCACTTATCAAAGTAATTAGGATAATCTTTGTAGAACTCCATTGCTCTAGGGGTAAGACCTTTCCATGAGGACCAGTCTTCACCACCACGACTCATCTTGTATGCAATTTCAGCATTAAGGTAAGGGTTGAACAAATCAGAGTTTTTCTCTAAGTCATAACGATCACGACGATCAGGACCTAGATCTCCAATCATATTTATCTGAAAAATTCCATAAGACTGATCACCAGTACTAAGGTCCCCATTGAATGCATTTGGTCGTCCATTAGACTCTCTCATTGCAATGGCCCAAGCCTCACGCAAGTTGTTTCCCTTAAATCCAGCATCCTTTAATACTGACAATAATTGGGCAGGTGTGAGTTGTTTAGAATTGATGACCTGATCACGTAGTTGCTTTTCAGATCTTGCGATATCAGTTTGGACAGTAGTCGCTGCTACTGCTCTTGACGATATATAACCTCTCTCTGTGATATTTACAATTGCTAATATAAGAAAAATATATCCAACAATTATAAATATTCTTTGATATTTATAAATCATAATAATTAAAGTCTATCAGAGGGTTTTAAATATGTCAAGTTGAGAAAATATAAACTTAGTTAAATTCTGACCTAAGCGTAACTTTGTCTCACATGCTAGACAGTAAAAATAGGACATTTGTGACTTTTCATCATACTGACTTACCATTGGCATGTGATCTTGATCTAGAGGACATAATATAGGCTTAGTCACTCCTAGTTCAACTAGTTTTAAATATTTGTGCACTTCTTGAATTGTTAAATCTCTATTCATCTTACCTCCTGAGTTAATTTGCCCACGAACCATACATGTAGTATACTAGGCTTACCTCCAAATTTCAAGGAGGTATTTTTAACTACAAATACGAAAAGGAGACAGTCATATGTCAATTAGTTTGCCAACCGCATACCAACAAGTAATTCACAAGACTCGCTATGCGAGATGGAATGAGGAGGAAGGCAGACGAGAAGATTGGCATGAGACAGTCGACAGATACGTAGACTATATGTTTGATGCCTTGAAGCGTCATAATGAATTTGAAACCGACTCTTCAGTAATTGAAGAGATCCGTAGTGCAATTCTTGATACAAAGGTAATGCCGTCAATGCGTGGCTTTATGACTGCTGGAGCAGCATTAGAAAGAGATAACGTTTGCCTTTACAACTGTGCTTACTTACCAGTTGACTCACTTCGTTCTTTTGACGAAGCAATGTATATTTTAATGTGTGGAACAGGTGTTGGATATTCCGTTGAATCACAATACGTAAATCAACTACCAGTTATTAACGAACACTTTGAAAAAACAAATACAACAATTGTTGTAGAAGACTCTAAAAGTGGTTGGGCAAAGGCACTTAAGGAACTTATTGCTTTGTTGTATCAGGGACAAATTCCAACTTGGGATATGTCAAAGGTTAGACCAGTTGGTTCTCGTTTAAAAACTTTTGGTGGACGTGCATCTGGTCCAGATCCACTTCATCGTCTATTTACTTTTTCAGTTGAAACAATTAGCAATGCAAAGGGAAGAAAGTTAACTCCAATTGAAGCACATGACATTATGTGTAAGATTGCAGAAGTTGTAGTTGTCGGTGGAGTTCGTCGTTCAGCAATGATTTCTCTTTCTGATTTAAATGATAGAACTATGGCAGGTGCAAAGTCAGGTTCTTGGTGGGAGTACAGTGCACAACGTGCTCTTGCAAATAACTCAGCAGTGTATTCAACAAAACCAACTATGGATGTTTTTATTGCAGAGTGGAAATCTCTGTATGATTCAAAGTCAGGAGAGCGAGGAATCTTTTCTCGTGAAGCAGCACAAAGAGTTGCAGCAAAAAATGGAAGAAGAGAATCAGAAGTTGACTTTGGAACAAACCCATGTTCAGAAATTATTCTTCGTCCATACGAGTTCTGTAACCTAACAGAAGTTGTTGTTCGTGAAAACGATACACTAGAAGAACTAAAAGAAAAAATTAGACTTGCAACAATTCTTGGAACTGTACAGTCTACCTTTACAAGATTTAAGTACCTAAGAAAGATTTGGTCTGATAACTGCAATGAAGAAAGACTTCTCGGAGTTTCTTTAACTGGACAGTTTAGCCATCCAACACTTAACGGTACAAATGGAATGGCAGAACTTGAAAAGTGGCTTACAGAACTTCGTGAGTATTCAGTTGAAGTAAATAAGGAATGGGCAGCAAAGATTGGTATTCCACAGTCAGCAGCAATTACTTGCGTTAAGCCTTCTGGAACAGTTTCTCAGTTGGTTAACTGTGCTTCAGGAATGCACCCTTGGCATAGCCAGTTCTATGCTCGTACAATTCGTGGAGACAACAAAGATCCAATTACATCTATGCTAAAAGACATGGGTGTAAAAGCAGAGCCAGACGTTATGAAGCCAAACGACACAACAGTCTTTACTTTTCCAATTAAGGCACCAGAAGGATCTCTTGTTAGAGAAGATCTAACTGCAATTAAGCATTTGGAACTTTGGTTGGCTTATCAAAGACACTGGGCAGAGCACAAACCATCTATCACCGTATCAGTAAAAGAAAGTGAATGGATGGCTGTAGGTGCTTGGGTATATGAGCACATTGATGAAATGTCTGGTGTATCTTTCTTGCCTTATTCAGAACACACATACCAGCAAGCACCATACACAACAATTACAGAAGAGCAGTATGAGGCATTAGTTGCTAATACACCACACACCCTTGACTGGAATTGGTTAAAGATGTATGAGACATCAGATATGACAACAGGTTCCCAAGAACTTGCATGCGTAGCAGGTGCCTGTGATATTTCTGACATAAAGTGATATAATTAAAAGATATGAGATACACTGACCTAATTCAAAAAGATGGTCCATTGGCTGTCTGGTCATTGGATGAAAATTTGTCTGGTGCAACTGGAGATGTAGTTGCTAAGTCGTCAGTGTCTTATGGAACAAGCACCTCTTTTGATGGTCAATATAAATATAACTCTGGACTAAAAGTAGAAAACAAAGGACTACCTCTCGTTTTAGGTGGAATGCATGCCTCTTACCTTAAAGACAATGGGACTAGCCCTTCTTTGGTTTTACCAAGAGGAAATGCCTTTAATCAAAAGTCCACCGTCCTTCCTTCAACAATTGAGTTTTGGCTTTCAATCAACAACTCAACAAACTCAGAGTATAAGGTTATGGGTGTAAGCGAGTCTTCTACTTTTGGAGTTTATGTTTATAAAAACTACATTCTTTTAAAGGCTACCGATTCATATTTTACTGGAATTAAGGTAGACTCTTGGGCTTATCAAAAGCATATTGCTGTTACGTACAAGAATGATGCTTTCTATCTTTATGTAAATGGTGAAGTTGCAAGTTTTTATATTGAAAAAGATGCATTGATCACTGCAGGGCTTTCTTCTGGTAACTTTAACTTTTATGGACACGACGAACTAGGCTATGTTGCTATTGATGCCCCTGCTATATACTTGCAAGAATATTCTTCTGTTGTAGCAAAAAGACATTTTGCTTATGGCCTAGCATACAAGGTTCCACACAACCTATTTGCTAACTATGGAGCATCTTACCAACAGTTTGAAGGAACTTATGAAACACCTATCAATGCTATTAATATCCCAAGTACAGCCTCAATTACAAATCTAAAGTTTGATGGAATTATTAAAACCGAAAAAGGACTTCAATTAGACGATGGTGTCTTTGTCAACTATACCCACCCATCTAACGCAGCAACTCAAGATGCATTTTACTTTAGCCATGAAAAAAACAACTATTTAGATTTAGTAAACTTTGGAAGACTTACAGATGGGTCTGGATTGTTAGGAATAAAATTAACTACTACTGCTACCCCCTCAACAGATCAAGTCATTCTAGACCTCAACGAACAAAATAAAAAGATTCAGGTTGTATACTCAGGAACTAATTTTTATATTAGACAGTACCAGCAAAAACTTGCCAATAGCCCAACTAAGTATGCTCAGGTAACATTAAAAACAGGAGTTTCCGTAGGAACAACTTATAGAATTTTGTTTGGTGTTGTAGACGGATTGTATTATGCAAGCATTGATAATGTTATTGTTGATACCTCTAGCCTAGAAGCAGCAAACATATTAACTGATAGTGTTATAGCCTTGGTTGGTGCTCAATATACAGGAATTAGCGTTTTAGACAATTATGAAAATCAACTAGAGGCAGCAAAGGTTCATTTTGTCAATATAATCCAAAACTCACAAGAGATCAAGTATGTTGTAGACGCCTTCGGTGTGTTTGCTGACGAGTTTGATTCTTATTATAAAACTGGAATGATTTATTTTGATAAATACGTAAAGGTTAAAAAGAAGGGCTATGCATCAATTAACATTCCTTTAGAGACCTTTGGCAAGAACGTATTTTCAACGGTTAATAAAAAAAGAGCATCTCAACTTGTTATTGGTCATAGTTATCCAAAAGTAACCAACCCAGAAGTTGTCATTAAATCATCTTTAATTTCTTCATCTGCAATTATAGAGACAAGCCATGTAGAAGAACTATCAACGATTGATGTGTCAGGTATTGATGACTTAACAGGGTACCTTTTAAACATAGACTTGGTAATTGACTCTCAGGATTCCTCAAAGTTTCCACCAGTTTTAAAGTACATATCGGTTGAGTCAAGAGGCTTTGATAAGAATGAAGATGGAGTCCTAGAAACTAGGTTTGCTGGATTTGATAAGACAATTGAACTTACTTCAAATGATGGATTATCTTTTATTGCCGAAAAGGTATACTCTCCAATCCTTCTTGGAACATTCTCTGGAATTAACGTTAGGGGAACTGGTGTGTCAACAACCTACAGAAGTATTCCTGCCAACTCAGATCCATTAGTCAACAACGGCCTAAAAACAATCTCATTTTTTGCTAGAACGGATTCAGATGATAACGAAAAGATCATTTCTTGGACCACCGTGGCAGGGACTACAGCCCCTACTTCCGTAGACCTATATGTTGATGGGGTATTTTCAAGTACTATTACTTTTGGGGCAAACAAGTATCTAACTAAGTCACAACTAACATTAGAAAAGTACGTTTGGAAGCATATTACTCTAGTCTTTAATTCTCCAATGACCGTCGTCAATACAGCAGGTGCCTTTGATGGTCCAGTATTAACCTTTGGTGATTCTTCTGGTGGAAGCAACTGCTTAATCCAGCACCTTGCCACATACTCTCAAGATATCAGTTCAAGTTTAATTAATCAAACATACAAGTCTTTTGTTGGCAATAATATTATTAGTGGCACGGTTGGCGAGAGAGTAACTCTGTCTGAGCCAGTCTCTGGCGTGACAATTCTTCAATACAACTGGATTACTGCATAGCAGTGGCATAAAAAACGTTTTATGTTGATATAGATGGTATACTGATTGCATGACTAGAATTGAAGGCAAAGGCCCAAGGAACTTAAAAGTACGTCAGGTTCGTGAGAACACTGATATTGGAGTGTATGTTTGGGAACTTCCAGGTGGATCGTATTTTTCTGACGGAGATGGAAACTTTTTAAGCATTGCCTCCCGTGAGTACGACCTTAATAAGATTAAGAATATTACAGACGCTGCAAGGCACTATGGACAACCAGAAGGCAAAGCAGTATTTCTTGCAGGTGCAGGAAAGGTTTCAGATGCAGAGTATGCAGAAGATCTAGAAAGAATGAATGCAGGGTTAACTCCATACGGAGATGTTGGAGCATGGAGGGATGAAGCAAATGCAAGAAAACGAGGACTTTAATCAAGTTGGTAGCGTCTATTTAGACAGAGCACAAAACTCTTCAAAGAGTTTGACTGTTGAAAAAGACGAGTTTAATATTAGTGCTGAAGCCATTTTAAAGTCAGAAGGTCTTTCACCTAACTTTAGACGTAAGATTACAAGAGGTCTTACAAAGGCAGATAACAATGAATTATCTGGAGACAAATCTTCTTCAAAGCAACTTATTCCAGATAAAATGGGATACGGGTTGTTCGATGTTATTGAACCTCCATACAACCTTTATGCCTTAGCAAAAATCTACGAAGTTTCATCTGCCAACTATGCATCTATCAATGCAAAGGTTGCTAATACTGTTGGCTTGGGGTACGATTTAGATCCATCTCCTAAGTTAATGGAAATGATTGAAGCAACAGACTCACAAGACGAATTGCTACGCCTTAGAAGAAATATGCAAAAGGCAAAGAACCGCACACTTGATTGGATTGAATCAAGAAACGATGAAGAAACATTTACAAATGTTTTAATGAAGGTATGGACTGACGTAGAGTCTACTGGAAATGGTTTTATCGAAATTGGAAGAAAGACAACTGGCGAGATTGGGTATGTTGGACATATCCCTGCATCAACAATTCGTGTACGTAGATTACGTGATGGATTTGTTCAGTCTGTTGGTGGAAAGTATACATTCTTTAGAAACTTTCAGGACTCTGCCCCTAACCCAATCACAAACGATGGTCGTCCAAATGAATTGATTCACATAAAGAAGTACACACCAACAAATACTTATTATGGAATTCCAGACATTGTTCCATCAAAGAACGCAATGGCAGGCTCTGAATTTGCCTCACGCTTTAACTTAGAATATTTTGAAAATAAGGCTGTTCCTCGTTATATCTTTTGGCTTAAAGGTGCCAAGATGTCTCGTGAGGCACAGGATAAACTATTTGAATTCTTTCAAGGAAACTTGAGAGGCCAAAACCATAGAACTGTTGTAATCCCTCTGCCAGGAGATACACCAGACAACAAGGTTGAAATGAAGATGGAGCCTATTGAAGCAGGCATTCAAGATTCCTCATTCAACAACTACAGAAAGGGTAATCGTGATGAGATCCTTATGGCTCACCGTGTTCCTATTTCTAAGATTGGCTCAGGAGAAGGAATCTCCTTGGCTAACGCCCGTGAGTCTGATCGTACGTTTAAAGAGCAAGTTACAAGACCTGCACAGCAGGCTTTGGAAAAGAAGATTAACAAGATTATTAATGAAAAGACAGATGCTTTTAGGTTTAAGTTTAATGAATTAACTCTAACCGATGAAGATACTCAGTCAAAGATTGATGAAAGATATCTTCGGATGCAGGTAATTACTCCAAACGAAGTTAGAACTAGAATGGGAATGTCCAGCCTCCCAGATGGAGATGAGGTTATTCAGTTGAATGCTCAGGCAAAAGCAGAAGCAACTGCCCAAGCAACTGGTAACAGAGAACGTGATCAACAGCGTCAAGGAAACTCTGCAGATGGTGCTGGAACTGGAAGAAATCCACAAGGAGAAGGACGCCAACAACAATAAGTGCTTTATGAAACAATATAGAAGTATAATTATACTGATATGGAAACATTTATAAAAGCATCCATTGTTGCAGAAGGCGAAAGTATCACCTTCACAGTTCCTATTGCCAAAGTCGATAAAGAACGACGCATTGTTAGTGGTTGGGCTACACTCGACAATGTTGACAAGCAAAATGATATCGTTTTAGCAACGGCCTCCGCAAAAGCGTTTGAGAGATTCCGTGGAAATGTTAGACTAATGCACCAACCAATCCCTGCAGGCAAAGTAGTCTCTTTTAAGCAAGACAAGTACTTTGATCAGGAAACAAATAAATTTTATAATGGCGTTTTTGTAGACGCCTACGTCTCAAAGGGTGCCCAAGACGTTTGGGAAATGGTTCTAGATGGAACGCTCACTGGATTTTCAATCGGTGGAGCAGTAAAAGAAACAGATAATGTTTTTGATAAGGATGCCGATAAGAGTGTCCGTGTAATTAAGGATTATGACCTTATTGAGTTGTCTCTTGTAGACAATCCAGCAAATCAGTTTGCTAATATTTTTTCTATTCAAAAGGTAGATGAGAAGTCATTTGCAGACGGTATGTTTAATAAGTCAGATATTGAAAATGTATTTTGGTGTGAAACAGATCAAAAGGCAACCATGTCTAAAGAAGAAAGTGCATCTTGCTCATTCTGCTCTGAAGAACTAACAACTATCGGATGGGTAGACAACGTTGGTAAAGATGTTGGTGTAGAGGTTAAGGCTCTCATTGACAAATATCATGATAAACTAAATCTTATTAAAGCAGCAGAAAATACAATTACTAATGATGACGCAACTAAGAAGAAGCCTCGTCAAGGAAAGTTTAAAGATGAAAAAGAAGAGAATGAAAACCATAAGAAAAAGATGAAAAAGGATTTATCCGTAGGGTCTTTTGTAAGTTGGGATTCCTCTGAAGGTGTTGCTCGTGGAAAGGTAACACGAGTAATTAAGAATGGAAAGATCACAGGATCTTCCATCACAATAGGTTCCCCTGACAATCCAGCAATACTAGTCAGGGTGTATAAGAAGTCCGATAAGGGATGGTCGCCAACCGATATCCTTGTAGGACACAAAATGGACACTCTTCGTCAGATCACTCCACTTACAAAAAGTGAATACATCAAAACCAAGATGAAGAAGTCCGAAGATGCACAAAATAATGAAGGAGGTGCAAGTATGTCACAAGAAACAGAAGCAACAATTGATATTGTTGTAGAAGAAGCAGTGGCAGTTACTGAGGACACCGCCGAAGTTGTTGAGGCATTCGAAGATGAGGCTACAGAAGCAGAAGCAACTGAAGCACCAGCAGAAGATGCAGCAACAGAAGAAATCGCAAAGTCTGATGAAGTTACAGAAACACCTGCAGTAGATGCAGAAGAGCCTGTAGCAGAAGCAGCAGCATCTGAGGACCAGACAGAATCCGAAGCAGCAGCAGAAGATGATCTAGCAAAGAGCCTTGCTCAAGTCAAGGAATTTATTGCTGACACTGTTGCGAAGTCAGAAGAGGCTAGCATTAGCCGTCTTTCTGAGGTCGTTAATGTTGTTTCTGATCTGGCTAAGACCCTCAATGACAAACTCGCTGAAGTTAAGACTCAGCAAGAAGATTTCTCTAAAACTTTGGCAGGCGTTACTGCAATCGTCGATGCCATGAATGGTAGAGTCGAAGCAGTAGAAGATACAACTGCCGTTAAGAAGTCTGGTGAATTAGGCGATTCATCAGAGGTTGAAGAACCAATAAGAAAAAGTGTATGGGGTGGACGCTTCCTCGCAACCGCCGATATGCTTGGTTAATGCAAATTGACCAATACTCATTACAAAATCTATAAACTAACAGGAGGTGAAAAAAAATAATGAGCGACAATATTCTAGAAAAAGCAGCAGCATCTGGTACATTTATCTCACCACTGAACTCTCCAGGAGACATGACAACTGTCAATGGTCCTGAGACAAACTCAGGTGGTGTACTACTACCAGAGCAGTCACGTCAGTTCATCGACTATATGTTCGATGAGATGGTTCTTGCCAATGATGGACGTCGTATTACAATGCGTGGTAACACACAGGAACTTGACAAGGTTAAGGTCGGTACACGTCTTGCTAAGAAGGCAACACAGGCTGATGACACTGGTACAAACAGTGCAGCAACATTCTCAAAGATTGAACTTACAACAACTAAGTTCCGTCTAGATTATGAACTTTCAACAGAGTCCCTAGAGGACAACCTTGAAGGTGATGGTCTTGAGGATCACATTGTACGTTTGATGGCAGCACAATTCGGAAACGATTTGGAAGACATTGCTATCAACGGACGTGCAGGCACAACAGGTGCAGGTACATACAACAACACTCTAAAGGGTTTCTATGCACAGGTTAAAGATACCGATGCAACAGGACACGATGGAGCAGCAAGCCTTGCAGATATGACAGGTATTTGGGACAATGCATCAGCAGCGACCACACCACTAACTATCAGAGCGTTCGAGGAAGTATACAATGCTATTCCTCGTAAGTTCAAGGCACGTCGTGGAGATCTTAAGTTCTACACGAACTCTAAGGGAATCACAGACATGATTGCTGATCTACGTAAGTTGGGAACAGTCCCAGAAGAGGTAGCCGTACGAGTAATCGACGGTCAAGTACCTCGTCTTGGAGGTCCATCAGGTGCACAATACCGTATTTTCGGTGTTCCAGTACTTGAAGTACCACAACTCCCAGACAACCACCTTGAATTGACAATCCCAGGAAACCGCATTTGGGGATTCCAAAGAGACGTAACAGTTCACCGTGAGTTCAAGCCAAAGAAGGATACTGTAGAATACACAGTATACGTACGTTTTGGCGTACTCTTGGAAGAGAAGTCAGCAGTTTCATACGCTGCACAACTTTAATTCTAAAAATTAATAGTAATGGGGTTGGCTTATGTCAACCCCATTACTGTTATTATGGTAAAATTCTATAAGGAGGAACAATGTCTTTTAACACACTAAAGTACTTTTCTTTGCAGAAGGCTGCAAGGATTATGGCTGTAGATATTACAAACTGCAAGAGTAAAGAAGAAATTCTTAACAAGTTTGACAGTTATGGTATTACCTATGAAGATTATGAAAAGGCCTTGGCTGAAACTGGATCTTCAGAGGATGCAGTAAAGAAGCCAGCAAAGCCAGTATCAATTCTTGATGAGACTAAATCAGATGTTGTATCCCCAAAGTCTAATGAAAAGATGCTTGTTACTATGGCAATCATGAGAGGTGTTTATAAAGTTAAGCACTACTACTTTGAATTGGAAAAGCCATTTTTGTTAATAGACAAAGATGAGGCTATTTCAATTATTGCTAATTCTAGAGGTAATCTTAGAGAGGCTTCACCAAAGGAGGTTGCCGACTATTACGGCATCATGAAATGAAAGAATATTATATTTCCGAAGGGCTAGCAATAGGTGTAACGTATACAGAAGGAACACACGTAGCCACTTTAGCCTGGTCAGCATTTGACTTAGATTTAAATACAGTAGTTGCAACAGGATCAGGAACACACTCAACCGTAGGGCACACCTGGACAATAACCCTTCCAGCCTCTATAGCCTCGTATGACCGTGTTTTAAGACTAGACCTTACCCTGGGAGGCACAACACAAGAATCTTTCTTTATCAAATTAGTTAAACAATATGCAAGTGCTTCAGAGATTGCAGCATTTCTAGATTTAACAATTACAGATACCCCAACTACTTCTACCCAAGTAACAACTGCAGCCCTTAACAGATATGAAAGGCTAGCAAGAGAAGTTATCAATTCAGAGATCAATTCAGAGTTTACAAAGAGACATGTTAAGGTTGGAGTTCTTGGGAATGACTCAGATGTCTTGCCTTTAAACAGACACCTACTTGAAATCAGAAAGATCTGGAAAGATGATGAACTGTACTACGATTCTACAAATACAGCAGCATCATTGTTTGATTACCCAATTGAAATTAACAACACAGGCTTTGGAATTAAGATTGTTTCATCAGGAGACAACATAGACGAATGGACTCAAAACCATACTTATGCTATCCCATCTTCTGGAGTTTGGATCAAGAACAGCATGTACATTGTAGAAGGAATCTTTGGAGCAAGTTATGTTCCAAATGACATTAACATGGCTACTTCTCTTCTAGTAGAAGATTATCGCTGCTCGGACGCAGGCGTAAGAAACAAGTACATTGAGTCAAACCAGAATGAAGCCTATACAATTAAATACAACCAAAACGCATTCTTTGGTACAGGTAATGCTGTAGTTGACACTATTCTTAGTAAATACAAAGACATTACACTGATGGTGGTTTAACATGTTTAACTGCGTCACAGGTTCTAGATACAATATGACAGCAGATGTTTACACAAGTTCAGG